AAGCGTGGAGATTACAATTTCAAAGGGATCGGGCGTTAAATATGCCCGCTTCAAAATAACAGGCGGATAAATGCTGAACCCATCTACGAACAGCTTAACAAGCTAGGATATCCATAATCATAAAAAAGGGGCTCTGAAAAAAGAGTTCCTTTTTGTTTTCGACTTTTGGGAGGTTGCAATCGGATATGGACTTTTTAAATAAATACCAGATTTCAGACGATGGCACTCACGTAATTGGAAGAACCACAAAAGGCGTCATGTTCTATTTTGATGTTGCCGACCAAGAAAGAATAAAAGCGAATACATGGTTTTTTACAAAACGCGGATACGTAGCGACGCATATAAAGCGCAAAGTCAAAACGATGCACAGGTTTTTAATAGGTGATATCTCGGGTATGGATGTTGACCATATAAACGGCAACAAACTCGATAACAGGAGGAGCAACCTGCGGATTTGCACACACCAGGAAAATATGTTCAACCAGAAAAAGAGGAGTACAAATACTACGGGCTACATGGGCGTCAGTTACATGAAAAGGGCTGACCGATATGAAGCCTATGTCCATTATAGTGGTAAAAAACACTACATCGGGTTGTTTCATAAAGCGGTTGATGCAGCAAAAGCGAGGGATAAGAAGGCGTCTTTGCTTTTTGGAACATATGCGCGTTTGAATTTCCCTCAAAAAAGGACTGAGCGCAGTGGGTAATGCGAGGTTCAAGCCGACTAGATTTATGTTGCCCACGTCGCACTACGACCCATCCAAGGCGGATCATGCGGTCGCGTTCATTGAAAACCTCAGGCACACCAAAGGGGTTTGGGCCGGGCAGCCGTTTCACTTGTTGGAGTGGCAGGAAGAACTCATCCGAAACGTGTTCGGTATAATTAAGGATAACGGGTACCGCCAGTTCAACACGGTATTCACAGAAATCCCCAAGAAGACTGGCAAGTCTGAGCTTGCAGCGGCGGTTGCGCTGTATATGCTTTGCGCCGACGGGGAACAGGGCGCCGAGATCTATGGATGCGCGACGGATCGGCAGCAGGCCAGCATTGTATTTTCAGTTGCTCTGGATATGATCCTCCAATGTCCGGCGTTGAAAAAACGGGTGAAGATTGTCGAGTCCCAGAAGCGGATCATATTCGAACCCACGCGCAGTATCTATCAGGTCTTATCCTCTGAGGTGGCGTCCAAGTACGGGTACAACGTACATGCCTGCATCTTTGACGAGCTTCTGGGTCAGCCCAACCGAAAGCTCTTTGACGTCATGACGAAGGGGGCAGGCGCGGCGAGAAAACAGCCGCTCAATTTTGTCATTACGACTGCCGGATCGGATAAGAACAGCATCTGCTATGAGGTTCACAGCAAGGCGGTCGATATCCTAGAAGGAAGGAAACACGACTCGACGTTTTACCCCGTGGTGTACAGTGCGGAAAATGATGCCGATTGGACCGACCCGAAAGTATGGCGCGCCGTCAATCCGTCTCTTGGTATCACGGTGGATGAAGAGTACCTTCGCCTTTCCTGTGAAAGCGCAAGACAGAACCCGGCAGAGGAAATGCAGTTCCGGCAGTTTTTCCTGTGCCAGTGGACGTCCAGCGCGGTCCGCTGGATGCCGATGGCGAAGTGGGACGCCTGTGCGTTTGTTGTAGATACCGAAGCACTCTGCGGGCGAATATGCTACGGCGGCCTAGATCTTTCCTCCACAACGGACATCACTGCCTTTGTGCTTATATTCCCGCCGGTAGACGAGGACGATAAGTATCATGTGCTGCCCTTCTTCTGGATGCCTGAGGATAACATCGACCTGCGCGTCCGGCGCGATCACGTGCCGTATGACACATGGAAGAAACAGGGGCATATTATGACCACCGAGGGTAACGTGGTTCATTACGGTTTCATCGAAAAGTTCATAGAGGAACTCGGCATGAAGTACAACATCCGGGAGATCGCCTTTGACCGCTGGGGCGCAGTTCAGATGGTGCAGAACCTTGAAGGCATGGGTTTCACGGTGGTTCCTTTCGGGCAGGGTTTCAAAGACATGTCCCCGCCGACCAAGGAGCTAATGAAACTGACCTTGGAAAAGAAACTCGCCCATGGCGGGCATCCGGTGCTGCGCTGGATGATGGACAACATCTTCATCCGAACCGACCCGGCCGGGAATATCAAGCCCGATAAGGAGAAAAGCACCGAAAGGATAGACGGTGCCGTTGCTACGATCATGGCACTGGATAGGGCATTGAGGAATAGCGGTGATAACGGCAACGGTAGCGTATATGACGGCAGGGGGTTATTAATTCTTTAATTTATCATAAAATGGTGACATGGTCACAGTCATTTCCCATTCTTTATTTATAATAGTTATTAATAAGAGAATGGAGGAATGAAAAATGGACACAGTATTTCGGAAGCTCAGAAGGTTTAACATGGTCATGGGGGCGCTGCATCTTGTGCAGGGCGTATTGATGCTGATACTCGCCACGAGCGTCATTCAGAAGATTGCAGAGTTTACACCCGTGATCAAGCAATTTTACATTACATACAACACAAGCACGCAATCGCTGGAAACTGTGGGGCGAACCTTGTTCGAGCTCCCCTTTGGAATTTTTGTTGCGTTGTTCCTGCTGATATCGGCGCTGGCGCACGCGCTCATCTCGCTCCCGAACAAACTTAACGCTGTCTACAACGCAGATCTTGCCAAAGGTATCAACAAGTTCCGCTGGTTCGAGTACGCGCTAAGTTCATCGGTGATGATCGTGCTGATTTCCACGCTGTTCGGCATCTATGACATCGCTTCGCTGGTGCTCATATTCGTTGTCAATGCGGCGATGAATTTGTTTGGGCTCGTGATGGAACAGCTTAACTCGAAGCGCGACCACGGCAAGGTCAACTGGGGTCCGTTCGTATGGGGTTCCATTGCAGGGCTTGCACCCTGGGCAGCAATCATTATCTACATGACCGGTACGGGCAATTATGACATGGTGCCGTGGTTTGTTTGGGCGATCTTAGGCACTTACTTCGTGGCCTTCAACACCTTCCCGATCAACATGATATTGCAGTATAAGAAGGTGGGTAAGTGGAAGGACTACCTGTACGGAGAACGCACCTACATCATCCTGAGCCTTGTCGCCAAATCCATACTTGCATGGCTCGTGCTGTTTGGAGCGATGCAGCCGTAAATACCGGAATACGGTTTTATATATATCCCTGAAAACCACTTCAGAAATGGAGTGGTTTTTTTGACCCCTTTTTTCAGGAGGAAAAATGTTTAAAAGGTTTGTAAGCTGGATCACGAGCCGGGCCAGCCCTAAGAACTGGTGGAATACCGTCACCAGTTTTTTCTTTGGCACCACATCAAGCGGCAAGGTTGTTAATGAGCGCACAGCCATGCAGACAACTGCGGTGTACGCCTGCGTAAGAATATTGGCGGAAACCATCGCGTCTCTGCCGCTGCATACCTACCGGTATACGAAAAATGGGAAGGAAAAGGCGCTGGACCATCCGCTCTACTACCTGCTGCATAGCGAGCCCAATCCGGAGATGACCTCATTCGTGTTCAGGGAAACCCTTATGGGCCACCTCCTTATTTGGGGCAACGCCTATGCGCAGATCGTACGTGATGGCCGCGGCAGAGTACTGGCGCTGTATCCTCTTATGCCTGACAAGATGACGGTGGATCGAACAGCAAAAGGTGATCTGTATTATCTCTACAACAAGGACGGTGTATCATATCCGCTACGCAGCGACGAGGTATTGCATATACCGGGCCTCGGCTTCGACGGTTTGATCGGCTACTCCCCCATCGCCATGGCCAAGAACGCTATCGGTATGGGTATCGCCTGTGAAGAGTACGGCGCTTCCTTCTTCGCCAACGGCGCCAACCCGGGAGGTGTACTCGAACATCCCGGTGTAGTGAAGGACCCGGCAAAGGTGCGGGAAAGCTGGAACGCAGTGTACAAGGGCAGCGGCAACGCGCATCGGATCGCTGTGCTCGAAGAAGGCATGAAGTTTCAGAGCATCGGAATCCCGCCGGAACAGGCGCAGTTTTTGGAGACACGCAAGTTTCAGATCAACGAGATCGCGAGGATATTTCGTATCCCGCCACACATGATAGGCGATCTGGAGAAGTCAAGCTTTTCCAATATTGAACAACAAAGCCTTGAGTTCGTCAAGTACACACTCGACCCGTGGGTGGTGCGCTGGGAGCAGGCGATCCAGAAAGCATTGTATCTGCCGTCCGAGAAACGGACATATTTCACCAAACTGAACGTGGATGGGTTACTCCGCGGCGATTACCAGAGCCGTATGAACGGGTATGCGATTGGTATTCAAAACGGATTCATGTCTCCCAACGATGTAAGAACGATAGAGGATTTCAACCTAATACCTGAGGAGTTAGGTGGCTTCAGGTATTTATGCAATGGAAACATGGTTGATTTAGCTCATGCAGGAAAGTGGAGCGAGAAATATACGAAAGAGGGGGCTTAATAATGCATAAAAAATTCTGGAATTGGGTTAAGAACGACGATGGGGCTCGCACGCTTTACCTTAGCGGCGCCATCGCCGAGGAAAGTTGGCTGGGAGATGAGGTCACGCCTAAGCAGTTCAAGGCGGAACTAGCATCCGGCGAAGGAGATATCACGATCTGGGTAAATAGCCCGGGTGGGGATGTGTTCGCCGCCAGTCAGATCTATAACATGCTCATGGATTACAAAGGCAAAGTCACCGTGAAGGTGGACGGCATTGCAGCCAGCGCCGCTTCGGTGATCGCCATGGCGGGCGGCGAGGTGCTCATGTCGCCGGTATCCATGCTCATGATCCACAACCCCATGACCATCGCCATCGGGGACGCGGAAGAAATGGCCAAGGCAATCGCCATGCTCGACGAGGTCAAGGAGAGTATTATCAACGCATATGAGCTCAAAAGCGGCCTGTCCCGCGCGAGGATATCGCACCTCATGGATGCGGAAAGCTGGATGAATGCGAACAAGGCGGTTGAGCTCGGCTTTGCCGACAGCATCATGTTTACCGGGCAAGCTGTGGAAAATCCCACACCTGCAGACAGCCTCATATTCAGCCGACAGGCAGTCACGAACCGAATATTACAAAAGCTGCCCAAACCGGAGAAACCCAAAACCACGATCGAGTCGCTGGAAAAGCGGCTTTTTTTGTTGAAACCATAAAGGAGGATAAGAGATGAATCAGATACTGGACCTGCGCGAAAAACGCGCCAAGCTTTGGGAAGATACCAAGGCTTTTTTAGACTCCGAGCGGGATGATGCCGGGCTGATCTCCGCGGAGGATACCGCATCGTACGACAGAATGGAAGCCGACGTCGTCCGTCTCGGCAAAGAGATCGAGCGGCTGGAGCGCCAGGCTGCCATGGACTTAGAGCTGTCCAAACCCACCAATATGCCGATCCGCAACAATCCGGCGAAAGCAGAGGAAGAGAAAACCGGCCGGGCGTCTGCGGAATACAGGCAGGCGTTCTGGAAAGCCATGCGCAATAAACACAGCTTCGACGTGCAGAATGCGCTGCAGATCGGCACCGACAGCGAAGGCGGTTACCTCGTCCCTGACGAGTTTGAAAAAACGCTGATCGACTCGCTCGAAGACGAAAACCTCATGCGTCAGATCGCCAACGTCATCACCACGTCGTTCGGCGACAAAAAGATCCCTGTGGTGGCGTCCAAGGGTACGGCCGACTGGACGGATGAAGAAGCCCCGATGCACGAGAGCGACGACGCGTTCGGCGTGGTTACCCTTGGCGCTCATAAGCTCACGACCATGATCAAGGTGTCG